CTAAAAAATATGCACAAGCTTTAAAAGGACTTAGTGAATACAATAAATTTAAAAATAAATTACCAAAAAATTTAAAATTAGATTTAGATCATCCTTTGTCAAAAGCCTTTTTAAAAGGATCAGGGGTTACTCCAGATAAATTATTATATGTAACACCAATTAGCACAACTTATAATAGAGGTTTTAAACAAGATTTAAGTATGGCATATGATGAAGCCTTACTTGACAAAAATAAACCTCGTATAAAACTTATAGAAAATTTTGCAGAAGACGTTGGTGTTAATATTGGAAAAGGTTCTGGTAAAATTAAATTTGGCACAACACCTATTACTAAAAAAACACAAGCTGGCGTGGCAGAAGAAGTACTTACAAATTTAGAACAACAAAACATAGCTAGACAAAAGTTAGAAGAGTTAAAAAAAACTAAAGAAGGAAGAGATACATTAAAACAAATATTTCCTACAGGTCAGAAATTAACTATACCAAAGGTAGCTAAATCTATTTTAAAAGGAGTTGGTAAAGTTGCTAGACCTTTAGGCGTTGGTTTTGGACTTAATGCTCTTAAAACTGCGATTACAAAAGCAGAAGAACAAGGTTTAGAATTATCTAATATAGATAAATTTATGGCATTTGATTCTGGAGATGCAGAGGTAGCTCTTAGTAATGCAAGAAGAAGAGTAGATCCTGTATTTGCTGCACAAGAGCGAGCAAAAGATCTAGCACAAATGACAGACGATTTTGAAGAAGTAGGACAATCAACCTTTGGAAAATTTAATGACCAGATTAAAAACATCAAGCTACCCTAAAACTCACCTGTTACCACCAAAATCAGGACCCACACCACAGGGGTTGAATATTAATTATAATACTGTTAAAACAGTTAAATTGGAGAAAATAAATGGCAGACAAAATAGACAAGTCCCTGACTCAAGGTCCAAGGGGTAGTGTTACAATTCCTGGCGAAGAAGAGCTAACAGAAAAAATTCAAGAGGTTGCTATTGAAGAGCAACAACAAAAAGGTCCAGTTGAAATAGAAGAAGCAGAAGACGGATCAGTAACAGTTGACTTTGATCCAAACGCAGCATCACCAGAAGGTGGTGATGAACATTACGCAAATTTAGCAGAATTTTTAACAGATGAAATTTTAGGAGAGTTAGGTTCTACCTTGACACAGAACTATAACGACTATAATGCTTCTAGAAAAGATTGGGAACAATCTTACGCAAAAGGTTTAGACCTGTTAGGATTTAAATATGACATGCGAACGGAACCATTTCAAGGTGCCTCGGGGGCGACTCATCCGGTTTTGGCTGAAGCTGTTACACAGTTTCAGGCTCTCGCTTATAAAGAGCTACTCCCGGCTAATGGACCAGTCAGAACGCAAGTAGTTGGTGCGCCTTCTCCAGAAAAAGCTCAACAAGCAGAGCGTGTTAAAAATTACATGAATTACGAGCTCATGGAAAAAATGAAAGACTATGAGCCCGACTTTGATCAAATGCTTTTCTACCTTCCTCTGGCAGGTTCAGCGTTTAAAAAAGTTTATTACGATGAACTTGAAGGAAGAGCTGTATCAAAGTTTGTTCCGGCAGATGATTTGATTGTCCCCTATTCGGCTACCTCATTAGACGATGCGGAGGCAGTCATTCACCGGATTAAAGTTTCTAAAAACGATTTACGAAAACAACAAGTTGCTGGTTTTTATTTAGATGTAGAATTAGGTACACCTGGTTATCAAGAAAACGATTTAGAGAAAAAAGAAAGAGAATTAGAAGGCACTAAAAAAACTAACGATGAAGATATTTATACTTTGTTAGAGTGTCATGTTAATTTAGATTTAGAAGGTTTTGAACACACTGATGATCAAGGTCAACCATCAGGGATAAAAATTCCATACATAGTAACTGTAGAATTAGCTACAAGACAAGTTTTAGCTATCAGAAGAAATTACGAAATTGGAGATCCGAAGAAAACAAAGATCCCTTATTTTACCCACTTTAAATTTTTACCTGGGTTAGGTTTCTATGGCTTCGGTCTCATCCATATGATTGGTGGTCTGTCTAGAACTGCAACTGCAGCTCTTCGTCAATTATTGGATGCGGGTACGCTCTCCAACCTACCCGCAGGATTTAAAATGCGTGGCATTAGAATTAGAGATGACGCGCAGTCTATACAACCTGGTGAGTTTAGAGATGTAGATGCACCGGGTGGTAATTTAAAAGATTCATTTATGATGTTGCCATTTAAAGAACCATCAGCAACATTATTAAATTTAATGGGTATCGTTGTACAAGCAGGTCAAAGATTTGCATCGATTGCTGATTTACAAGTAGGTGATGGTAATCAAGGTGCAGCTGTTGGAACAACTGTTGCTCTTCTTGAAAGAGGAAGCCGAACTATGTCAGCTATACATAAAAGAATTTACTCTGCTCTTAAACAAGAATTCAAATTATTAGCAAGAGTATTCAAGTTATATCTACCACCAGAATATCCATATGACGTAGTTGGGGGTCAAAGATTAATCAAGCAACAAGACTTTGATGATCGGGTAGATATTGTGCCAGTTGCTGATCCCAACATTTTCTCACAAACACAGCGTATCTCTCTCGCGCAAACAGAGTTGCAACTGGCAACCTCTAATCCACAGATACATAATCTGTATCAAGCGTATAGAAATATGTACGAAGCTTTAGGTGTAAAAGATATTGATCAATTATTATTAAAACCAGAACAACCACAACCTATGGATCCTGCGTTAGAAAATATTATGGCTTTAGCAGGTAAACCATTTCAAGCTTTTCCTGGTCAAGATCACAGAGCACACATTACATCTCATTTAAATTTTATGGCAACTAACATTGCTAAAAATAATCCAATGGTAACAGCTGCCATGGAAAAAAATATTATGGAGCACATAAGTTTGATGGCACAAGAACAAATTGAATTAGAATTTGCACAAGAGATTCCACAATTAGCACAGCTACAACAGATGGCAGCACAGAATCCACAAGCTGCACAACAGCTACAAGCTGCAACTCAAAAATTAGAAGCAAGAAAAGCTGTACTGATTGCTGAAATGATGGAAGAATTTTTAAAAGAAGAAAGAGAAGTTACTTCAGGTTTTGGAAATGATCCAATCGCGAAGTTAAGAGCAAGAGAATTAGACTTAAGAGCTATGGATAACGAACGAAAAAGAGTTGAAGGTGAAGAAAAAATCAACCTTGATCGTATGAAAGCCATGATGAACCAACAAGATAAACAAGATAAGTTGGAACAGAACGAAAAATTAGCTAAATTAAGATCTAATACATCAATCGAAAAAACAATTTTGAGTAAATCTATTCCAAATGTGGATAAAATGATGCCAAATATTGAAATTGAAAAATATGAAGGAGAAAATCGATGAAGAAAATGAAGATGAAGATGAAAAAAAAGAAAAAATCTTTTCCTGATGTGTCTGGTGATGGAAAAATTACAAAAAAAGACATTTTAATGGCTAGAGGAGTAATACCTAAACCTAAAAATGGAATGAAGAAGAAAAGAAAATGACAAAAGGTCAAAAAAAGGTTAAAAAGGTTATGCGAGAGTTTAAAAAAGGAACTCTCAAAATTGGTGGCTCTGATAAAAAAGTAAAAAGTCGTAAACAAGCGATTGCAATAGCTTTAAACAGAGCTGGTATAAGTAAAAATAGGAGGAAAAATGGCAAAAGTAGATAAGTCACCTAAAGTAGATAC